AGAAGCAACACCTTCAATACAAGAAGCTATTAGGGATAGAGAAGTAATCTTTGAACCTAATGGCGGTCCACAAACAGAATTTCTTGCATCATCAGAAAGAGAAGTCTTTTATGGGGGAGCAAGAGGTGGTGGAAAATCTTATGCCATGTTAGTAGACCCTCTACGATACTGTCATAAAAGTGCCCACCGAGCATTGTTAATAAGACGAACAATGCCAGAGTTAAGAGATTTAATCAATCATTCTCAGCAACTATATCCAAAAGCATATCCAGGAGCAAAGTGGAGAGAGCAAGAAAAAGAATGGCGTTTCCCATCTGGAGCAAGAATAGAATTTGGTTACGCTGAGAATCTGACCGATGTACTACGTTATCAAGGACAATCATATACATGGATTGGTATAGACGAATTACCACAATATCCAACTCCCGATATATATAACTTTTTACGTTCCTCTTTGCGAAGTGTTGACCCCGAGATTCCCGTCTATATGAGGGCAACTGGGAACCCTGGTAACGTAGGCTCTGGTTGGGTTAAAGAAATGTTTGTAGACCCTGCACAACCTAATACAAAATTTTATTTAGAAATACAAACTCCCACTGGGATAAGAAAAATAAGTAGACGATTTATACCTGCTAAGTTACAAGACAATCCGTACTTAATGCAGACAGAAGATTATTATGTTATGTTGGCATCATTGCCAGACGTACAAAAGAAACAGTTTTTAGAAGGAGATTGGGAATCATATGAAAGCTCGGCCTTTCCAGAATTTAGCCGAGAGGTACATGTTATCGAGCCTTTTGATATACCTCGCAACTTTATGCGGTTTCGTACTTGTGACTGGGGTTACTCTTCTTTTGCGTGTTGCTTATGGATTGCTGTTGATTACGATAATAATCTATACGTTTATAGAGAGATGTATACAAAAAATATTACAGCAGATATTTTTGCACAAAGGGTATTGAATAGTGAGGCAGGAGAGTATATAAGATACGGAGTATTAGATTCTTCTACATGGGCAAAACGAGGAGACATTGGGCCTAGTATTGCAGAAACAATGATACTAGAAGGATGTCGATGGAGACCATCTGATAGGTCGCCTGGCAGTAGAGTAAACGGAAAATTAGAAATACATAAAAGATTACGAGTAAACGAAAACACAGAAAGACCATCTTTATTTATTTTTAATAATTGTTTAAATTTAATTAGGACTTTACCAATGTTACCTGTTGACAAAAACAACCCAGAAGATGTAGATACACATGCAGAAGACCACGCATACGATGCACTTAGATACGGATGCATGTCAAGACCATCTCATCCTATGGCATTTGAGACAAGAATGAATGATATTAAAATGACTTCTGGTCAAACATACAGACCTAGTGATTCTGTGTTTGGATATTAATGAAACACAAATCAATTAAAATAGGATATAGAGATTACGAGTTTAAAATAATTGATAAAGACTTTTCTGATTCGCATGGACAGTTTTTATCAAAAGAAGGTTTGATAGGTTTATCTGATGAAGATAACATATCTCATGTTAACACTTTACTCCACGAAGTTTTACATGCTATAATATACCAGTGGGGATTAGACGTAGGAGAAAAAGAAGAGCATATTGTTAACGTATTAGCTAATGCAACAACAACAGTTCTTGTAGATAATCCTTGGTTAACTAAATATTTAGAGGAGAAACTAAAATGAAAAACATGAATGGAAAAGATATTGACCCATCAATCATGAAACAATATTCGCAAGGCGAAGGGTTTGATGACCAGTCAACAGATACCGCTCAAAAAAAAGAAGCTAGTGTAGGAGTAAAAAAACCTTCATCAGCTCTACCTGCAGATGATAACACACTTGATAAAGATTATCCAAAAGCAGGAAAAAACGGTGTTGATGGGAAAGTATTCTCAATGGCAGACGAAAGAGACTACTAAGTAAATAATGGCATATAATGTTGGAGGTTCTGGTGGTGGCACTGGGACTGACGCTACAGCATCGTTAAAAGACGAAAAGATAGATTATATTAGTCTAGGTCAAGTAATTGAATCTAGATTAAAATCTGCTGAGATAACTCGTCTTTATGACGAGAAGCGTTGGTTACGAGCATACAGAAACTATAGAGGTATCTATGGTTCTGATATGGCTTTTAGAGACACCGAAAAATCTAGAGTTTTTGTTAAGATAACAAAGACAAAAGTTCTAGCGGCCTATGGTCAATTAATAGAAGTATTATTCTCACAAGGAAAATTTCCTATTGGTATTCACCCAACTGATATGCCAGAAGGGTCATCAAAGTATGCTCATATTAACCCAGAAGAAAAGGGTGAAGAAGAAGTAAGAAGTCCTTATGGATTTCCTGGAGATGGTATGGAAGTACCACCGGGAGCTACTGATGATTTTTTTCTTAATGGATTAGCAGAAAAATATAAAGGGGCAGGATTTAAAGAAGGCCCTGCACCAGACCTATCTAAAATGCCACAGATAGAACCTGCAGAAGAGTCTGCAAAAGAGATGGAAAAGTGTATTCATGACCAGTTAGATGAAAGTCATGCAATGACTGTACTACGACATGTTTTATTTGAAATGTGTTTACTTGGTACAGGAATACTAAAAGGCCCTTTTACTTATGATAAGACTTTACACAAATGGCAAAAAGATTTTGATACAGGAGAATCTGTTTACACTCCTCAAGATAAATCTGTACCAAGAGTAGAAGCTGTAAGTTGTTGGGATTTTTATCCAGACCCAGAAGCAGTTAGTATTGAAGATGCTGATTATGTAATACAACGTCATATAATGAATAGGTCTCAAGTAAGAGACTTAGTAAACAGACCTTACTTTAGAAAATCTGCAATCATAGATTTACTAGAGCATGGCCCTAACTATGAAACAAGAAGTTATGAAACTGCATTGTATGATAGAGAGAACCAAGAAGACTTTGATAAAAATAGATTTGAAGTATTAGAGTTCTGGGGTAACATAGATAAAAAACTTGCAGAAGAAGCAGGTTTAGAAATTACAGATGAAGATACTACAGAGTTAGATGAAGTGTCTGTAAATGCTTGGGTATCAAATGGTAATATACTTAGATTAGTTTTAAATCCATTTACACCAAATAGAATACCTTACATGGTATGCCCGTATGAAATAAATCCTTATCAATTTTTTGGAGTAGGTATTCCAGAAAATATGGATGATGCACAGACTGTTATGAATGGTCATGCAAGAATGGCAGTAGATAACTTAGCATTAGCAGGTAATCTAGTATTTGATGTAGATGAGACAATGTTAGTTCCTGGACAGGACATGTCAATCTTTCCCGGAAAAATATTTAGGAGACAAAGTGGACAAGTAGGACAAGCACTACATGGACTTAGATTTCCAAACACAGCACCAGAGAACATGCAGATGTTCGACAGGTTTAGACAATTAGCTGATGAATCAACAGGTATACCTTCGTATTCTCATGGCACAACAGGAGTTATGTCAACAACGAGAACGGCGGCAGGTATGTCAATGTTGATGGGAGCGGCGGCTTTAAATGTAAAAACAGTAATAAAGAATATTGATGATTATTTATTACGCCCACTGGGACAAGCAATGTTTCAATGGAACATGCAATTTAACGAAGACAAGCCACAGATAGAAGGAGACCTTGATGTAAAAGCAAGAGGTACTTCTTCTTTAATGATGAAAGAAGTTCGCTCTCAACGATTGATGACATTCATGCAAGTAGCATCAAATCAGTTCTTAGCACCTTTTGTAAAATGGCACAGTATCATTAGAGAGATTGCTAAGTCACTTGATGTAGACCCAGACCAAGTAGTAAATGACCCAGAGAAAGCGGCAATATTTGCACAAATGTATGGAGGTATGAATGGAAGCAGAGAAGCTCAAGGTGGTGACCAACAACAACCAAGTATGGAAGGTTTTGGAGGAGTACCTGCAGGAGCAAATACACAAGACGCAACAGGCGTTGGAGGTGGCAATATCGGAACAGGAAATGTTCCGCAACCAGGGGAAAATAGTTTCTCTACGCCAGATTCTGGCACTGAGGGAACAGCTTAATCGTAATGGTAGAGACAACTCAAACATCTGAAGCATTAGCATCTGCCCTAGGTGGCGATGGCTTAATGCAGTCTGAATACTACAAATTAGTATTTAATGATGAAACAGGACAATGGGAAAAACAAAAAGTAACAGAAGATATAGAACCTGTATTTCCTGGCATTAGAGATGTAACTCCCGAGTATACACCAGAAGGTAAAACTTTTAAAACTATACCAATAGGAGCAGGACCCAATTATTCTCCTGTAGTTCCAGATGTACCTACGTTACCTATAACACAACCAGTTGACCCTGTAGTTCCAGAAGAACCAGAAGTTTCTCAACCTGTTGTTACACAACCCGACCAAGGGCCTAGACCAGACCCTATGGATATTCCTACATTTGTTAACAAAGAAAAAACAACTGTAACAGTGGGAGATAATGTATTTCCATCAACTGTAATAAATTCTTTACCTAACTACAGAGATAAGTATCAAAGTTTGCCAGGAGGATTTAACAACTGGTCAGACTCTCAAGTGCTACAATATGCAATAGATACAGGAGCTTTAAACTCTATGTTATCGCAAAATAACAATCCTTATTATATTGCAGAGCCAGAAAAACAAGAAGGTATTATGGCAGAGATAAAAGCTACATTACCTTTACCATTACAACTAGGAGCAAAGGCACTAGATGCAACTCTAGGGGTAAGGGAAAGAAAAGCATTAGTTAAAAGAATGATTGATGCAGGTATGTTATTTGGAGAAGCTAATAATTACTTAGATGAGAAAGGTAACTTTAAATCTAATGATGTAGGAAGATTACTAAAAACATTTAAAG